CCAGAATTGCTTATATTGCCCCTACCTACCAGCAAGCAAGGGATATTTGTTGGGCACAGCTTAAACGAGAGTGTGAACAGTCTGCTATGACCATAAATGAGTCCAGATTGGAGATTGTACTGGTTAATGGGTCCATGATTGTCCTAAGAGGTTGGGAAAACATTGATACGTTACGTGGTCAGCAGTTTGACCTTATTGTAATTGACGAGATTGCATCTATGCGTAACTTCTGGGAGAACTGGCATGAGATTATTCGTCCTACCCTGACTGACACTAAGGGAGAAGGTATCTTCATTAGCACTCCCAAGGGCTTTAACCACTTTTATGACCTGTTTAACATGGAAAGTAAGGATGATGACTACAAATCATTCCATTTTAGTACGTATGACAACCCCCATATTGATAATGATGAGGTAGATAAAGCTAAATCAGAGCTTACAGAAGACCGATTTGCTCAGGAATACCTGGCTGACTTCCGTAAAACTGAAGGACTCGTATATAAGGAGTTCAAACGCTCAGAATACATTGTTAAAGGCACAATGGATGACTGGCTGCTTTCTAAAGGACAGACTATTGCTCGTAAGTACCAAGGAGTTGACTTCGGCTTTGTTCACCCTGCTGCTATCCTTAATATCAAAGAGACATCTGATGGTATCTTCTTTGTTGAAACTGAATGGTACAAAACAGGGAAAACTGATGCTGAAATAGCTGAAGTAGCCGCAGCAGAAAAGGCGCATGCAGTATATCCAGACCCAGCTAACCCTGGAGGTATAGAAGAACTAAAGAAAGCTGGCTGTAATGTCCGAGAGGTTATTAAAGGACCAAACTCTGTAAAGAACGGAATTAATATTGTCCGTGAGCTTCTAAAGGCCAATCGTCTTTTTGTCCATGAGAGTTGTGAGAACCTTGTCTTTGAGTTTGAGACATATTCTTATGGAGACAAGGGTAGCAAGGCTAAGGTAGATGAGAACCCTGTAAAAGAGAATGATGATGCACTCGATGCATTACGATATGTCCTTATGATGGTAGACGGCAAAAAAGGACATAACAAAGCAGTCATCAGAAAACCCAACTTTACTGGCTTTAATAAACGAGGATAGTATTGTCTTTTATAAAGTATGCTACTATTAAAATCAAATACCAGGTGAGGGGTATACTAATTACATATGCTTGGAGAAATCACTAAAGGAAAAACCCCTATATCCAGCTATCAACCTTCTAAGGAAGTTGCTGACTTTACGACTTTTGTTCGGGCTGATATCCAGTCTGGAGAAGACATCCTTCACCGTAACTGGGTAGAACTCAATAACAGGTCTATTGAAGAAGACCAAGACCGAGGTAAGCGTACCTTTAATGCTTTTGTTGATGAAACAATAGAAGACCCTGCTACCGCATGGCAATGGCGTGGTACTAGGAGTAAGGCACGTAACCAAGCAATCGCTCTACATGCACAGCTTACTGCTGGGTATATTATTCCTGAGTATGTAGCTCAAAATGATGATGATGAGGAGGATATGGATTTCTCAGAAATGATGAAAGATACCGTAGAATGGATGATTACCAACTCACAATACAAATCTTCATTCCTTCAAGCAGCAATGGGTATGTTAGTAAACCCAGTAACCTACATGGCTGCTGACTTTGCAGATGTATTCCAGACTATTAAGACCAAAACTGATACAGGAATGTACATTAAAGAAGAAGTCATTGATGAGGTGCTTTCAGGCTTCCAAGCTCCTGTATATGGAGCCACTGATGTCCTTATCTCTAACGCCTACGAGCAAAATATCCAAAAGCACCGTTTCAATATTCAAAAACGCTTTATTGAATACTCAGAAGCAAAAGCAAAGTATGGAAAGCACCCAAACTGGGACTTTGTACGAGCTGGCATGAATACCGTACTATCTGACTCAGATGGCTTATTCTATGATGTATATGACAGTGACCACCCTTCAATGGTAGAAGAAGTTACCTACAGGAATCGTCGAGAAGATACTGAGGTGTGTTTCCTTGCTGGAATCTACATGGGTAACATGACAGATGTCGAATGGAATCCTATAAGACATCGAGACAACAAGGGTGCTCCAAAATACAATGTTGTCCCTTACGGATACCAACGAGTAAACGAGCATTTCTATTACTACAAGTCTTTGATGAACACTCAGTACTGGGATAACCAGCTCCTTGATGCTCAGTACCAGATTGGTATGAACCGAGCCTTCCTTGATGCCAACATGCCTGTAGCTATTTCTGGTAGTGACCAAGTAGACTCAGACGTTATCTTCCCATCAGCAGTTGTTACCTTTGAAGACCCTAATACAAAGGTCGTACCGCTACTTCCACAAGCTAACCTTGGAGGTATCTTTTCTGCAATGGCAAAGACAGAAGAATCAATGAATGAGTCAGGAGTGTCTCAGACAACTTCTGGACAGCTTCCACAGGCTTCTCAAAAGGCTACATCGGTTGCTATTGCAAACAAGAACGCTCAAGTAATGCTTGAAGGAGTAGGTAAGAATCTGGCTGAATCAGTTGTGCAATATGGTGATTTAATGAAAGACATTGCTATTAACAACTTGGTTGTACCACAAGTAGATGAGATTATGGGAGAGACAGCTCGACTAAAGTATAAGACATTGACCTTGAACAATAAGACAGTCAATGGTCGTGAAGTCTCTAAGGTAATCCGCTTTGATGAAAGTCTACTAGGGCGTGATATGACAAAGAAAGAAAAGCAACGACAATCTATGTCGCTCCTAGAAGAATCAGGATACCCTAACGTAAAGAAACACATTTACAGGGTAAACCCAGAGTTGTTCTCACGATTTAAGTATTTGACTCGTGTAGAACCAAAAAAGATGTTCCCAGAAAACGAGGAATACCGACAAGCAATTATGTCTCAGATTTATGCTCAATTTGCAGATAATCCATTTGTCTCACTGGAAGACTTAACTCGAAAGACTCTATACGCTACATTCCGTTCGGAAACGGAGGAGATTATGAAGAAGGAAGAAGATGCAGTTCCTCAAGCTCCAGCTGATGCAAAGCAGACCCAGTTTGGTCAGCAAGCTCAGAATACGGCTACAGCTACGGCTACACCTATGGCTGGATAGATGTGTGATATTATTAAAGTATATAAATAACTAATCAATATGGAAAAAACAATGAAAGTTGGAAAGTATACCCTAATGAACATGGAAAAAGTAACCCGTGCTCTTGAAGGTTCTCCAAACGACCGAGGTGAACTCAATGGTGGTGTTGCAGATGGAGAAGGAAACTTCAAACCAGAATCCCTACTTGCTGAGTATGACCGAATTGGTGGTCTTATTAGAGTAGAAAGTGACAAAGTTGTTACTGGTTCTTTCTATGACTTCAAAGGACGAAAGCCAAAAGCTGAAGCTGAAGTTAAATTCATTTACAAAGTGAACGGAAAGTTTGTTGAAGTAAAAGAAGATGCAGAAGTACCAGGTGAAGTAAAAGCTGCAAAGATTTTAGTAGAGGAAGCAAAAGCAAAGGTAAAGGTTACATCTAAAAAATAATTATGAAATCTAAAACACCTAAAGTTCGTTTACAAAAACGCCTAGCAATGGGAGGTAAACTTAAGCAAACCACGAAGCCAAAAACAAAATATAAACGAAAATAGTATGGCAAAATCAGATGACGAAATCTTGCAAGAGGTTGCACTTAAATTCCAAATAGAAGGAATCATCAACCTCCCAACAGAAGACGAAATTCTGAGCATCGCCTTATCGAACAGTCCAACCAAAGGTGATGTTTGGAAACACAAAGGAAGCCAACTAACGGATGCACAGGTGAAAGTGCTTCAAGAACAATCATTGACATTGCTTAATTCAAATCTATGGAAGGTTCTAAAAGCAGAACTACTATGGCAAGCACAAGAAAAAGGTCTTGTACGAGCCACATCATCCACTGACTTAATAGTAGGGAAGTCACTCATTTATATGACCGATATAATTGAAACTAAACTAAAAGCAATGGCAAGAAAAAGGTGAACAGGTGAGTCAGAGGGCTATTTGACTGAGATTGGAGTTGTATCACCGCTTCTCTAATCTCAATCAAATCGCTCTCAGCGATTCAACTCCAAGATGGGAGATGCTCACAGTATATTAGCTTTAACTGATGCCTGACGGGGCTACAAAAATACGATGGAAAAAATCCTAAAAGCACCAGAAGCGGAAGTAACACCAGAGGTAACTCCAGAGGTGGTAACACCAAAGGATGAACCAGTGGAAGAAGTTACTCCAGAAGTTGACACTTCAAATGAAACTGAATTAGCCGACCTCTTAGAGAAAGAAAAGGGAAGGGGTAAACCTGACCCTGAAAAGGCAAAGGAGCGTTATACTAAAAAGCATGAAGCTCCTGCTGAAGATGATGATGAAGATGATGAAGACAAGCCAATGTCGAGGCGTGAAGCCCGCGAGTTTCTTGCACAACAAGGTCATCAGACCTTAGTGGAATCAAACAGAGAACGCATCACTGACTACTCCGAATCAGTTTCAGAATCAGCATCAGAAGCAGAACTTATCCGAGAAATACATAAAAACCGTGTATTTCCAGAAGGGATGTCTTTACGTGAACAAATTGATGAAAGCGCAGCTATTGTTAATTACAAACGTTCTCAATCTAAGGCGGTAGAACTTGCACGAGCAATCAAAGGGAAAGATTCTGTATCAACAGATGCAGCTTCTACCCAACGTGACCCTCAAGCAGGTAGTGGTCCAAAAATTGAAACAGACCTAGCAGCTTCAATGAAGCGAAGTGGGTTTAATCTCAACAACAAGACACAACGCTACGAGAAAACACTTCCTAATGGAAAAGTACTTGTAAAAGTACAAGGACAGTCTCCTTTCTTAGTAGGCTAATTCAGGATTACAACGCTTATTAGCAAAGATGGTATCTATATGAACCATCAGCGTAATTAATATAACTTATGGCACGAGCAGACTTACGAGTGATTGGCCCACAGGCTTCATTCAAGCGATACATGGCAGCAGACCAAACAGCAGTACTAGCTGGAGAACCTCTCCACTCTACAGCAACTCGGTCTTCTGGAGCAGCTAACTCAAACGTGTACGTACTAGCAGCAGCAGATACTCCTGTTATTGGAACTCACCAGTTTGGTGGAGTTGCAATGAAGGACTCTGAAAACAAAGCAGATGGAACTACTCTAGCAGAATTCATCACTACAGCTAACCCTACTCCTGAAATCGGACGAATCCGAGCTAAGGCAGAGTCAGCAGCAGCGATTGATACTATGGCAGAATTGGTAGGAGTCTTAAACGATTCAGTCTTAATCGACTACAACGCAACAGGAGCAGCAGACGGAGGACAGCTCTACACAATCAAAAGTTTTGCTTCAGCAGATAGTTCAGGACTGATGGTTGTAGGAGGTAACATTGCTCTAGGTGAACTAGAGGTTACAATTTCTTCACTAGCATACCGAACTGACACAGCGTAGTAGTAAATCAGTACTTATAAACTAAACTTTATAGCGATGTCTAAACGAATACCGTGGAATAAAGGGTTAAAACTTTCAGAGATGCCTAAATATGAAAATATGGGCTTTCAGAAGGGGAATACTTTAGGAGATAATCCAAAAAGTAAATCAACCCAATTCAAAACTGGAGAAAGACCTTCTTCTAAAACGGAGTTCAAAAAAGGACATATTCCTTGGACGAAGGGCAAAGGCCACCTAATGACAGGAGTAAATAATTCATGTTGGAGGGGAGGGCTAGAGTTCCGTAAGCCAAATGAGAAAAAGCACATGTGCAGTAGGTACATGGGCTGGATGAAAGCGGTAAAAAACCGCGATAACTGGAAATGTCAAATTGCCAACATTGACTGTAAAGGTCACATGGAAGCACATCACATTCTCAACTGGCGCAATCATCCTAAACTACGTTATGAGGTTAATAATGGCATCACACTATGTCACTTTCACCACCCAAGGAAGGTGGAAGATGAGAAACGGCTAATTCCAACATTTCAGGAATTAGTGTCAGTATCAAGTGAACTAATTTGAATCCAACAGGAGGACACACATATGGTCTCTCCCCTGACGCATGTCAAACAGAGATTGATGCAGTAGCATGGGAAAAGTACCAGCGAACTGCACAACCAGGCTACCTTTCAGCACAAGACGATTTCTTTTTCAACCAAATGTCTACGGACCTTCTAGCATACACATGGGACGAAGATTCAAACGTAGGAGCATTTGAAGAAACAGATGAGCAGGAAACTCTACAGAATTCTGATACTTTCCTTGGAAACACTAAGACTAAGAAGCAGCAAAAGTGGACCAAGCAAGTACCAGTTTCTATGGAAGCGTTCAAAGCAGACCTTCATGGAAAGCGAGCACGTATCGGAGGACAGATGGGAGACCGAGCACGACTCACACAGGACAAGGCAACTATCCTGAACACTTACGGAGATGCGTTTGCAGGAACAGTAAACACTACTCCAGATGGAGATGCTGCTGCTTCTAACTCTCACACTACTCTAAAAGGATTCACAGTAGATAACTTGGAAACAGGTGCTCTAAACGCTAACAACCTTTGGACAGTAGTACAGAGTCTAGCAAACCAGAAGGCACAAGATGGTGAGGCAGGTTCATACGTATTTGAAGGTATCTTAGTACCATTCATCCTATACAAGACTGCAAAGGAGGTAATGGATTCAACTCTAGTACCATTCTCAGCAGAGAACCAAATCAACTTCTTTGACACTGTATACGGAACAGTTCGTATCGCAGCTTCAATCTTCCTAGGTTCTACATACAACACCAACAGTAATGCAAACACTTCTTACCACTGTGTATCATCACAGCATATGGTAAATCGTGAGACATTCATGGGGTTGTCTACAGACCTGATTGACCCAACTAAAACAGCTAATGACTCATGGATGTACCGTGCTCGATTCCTCGAAGCACACTTCTGGGAGACTTTCTCTGGATATGTAGGTTCAAACGGAACAGCGTAATTTAGTTACTCTATCCAGCCTTTGAAAGAAGTCAAAGGTTGGGCTAGGGTTGCTACCCTACTAATATAAAAAATATTTATGTCACAAATTAGAGATGATTATCGAAAAGCGTATATCTCAACTGCTACAACTACACAGGTAGTTTCAGGAGCAGGACGGTTACACGCAATAGTGGTGGGTGAAACAGCAGCAGGGGCAATATCAATTATTGATAATACTTCAGGAACAACAGTAAACATTGGAGCATTAAAGGCTTCCATCGTAGAAGGAACATACGTATTTAACTGCTACTTTGCTGCTGGTCTACGTATCATTACAGCAGGGGCAAGTAAAATCACCGTAATTTATAGCGATAACGCCTAAATATTATGTATACCATTTCTGAAGTTGAGAATAACCTTATAGGACTTCTTCACAGTGGTAGTCTTAATAAGGTACGCAACATAAACCAACTGTATGAACGTGCAGCAAATAACTTGCTTTCAAAGGTTACACCTCTGGAAACAATGAGACTTGCTACCCTGGCTAGTACCGTGCATGATGCACAATTCAACTATGCTCTACCTACAGATTATCGCTCTCTTGTTGGAATTTACCCTCAAGCTGGTAGGGAAATTTCTGACAAAGGACAGAGAATATATGCAGACCAGTTTGACCGAGCTAAATCGGTAGATGATAAAAAGATTTCTATTGAAGGAATAAATGGTGCAAAAATTGTCCGTATTGACTGGGCAGTTAAGTCACCAAAAACACTCAACAACCTAGACTCACTTACTGGAAATGGTACATGGGCGGCTGTTGCAGGAGCTACAAACGTAGTTACAGATACAATCTACAAATACTCAGGTAGTGGCTCAATCAAACTTGATGTGGCTGCTACAGGTGATGGTATTGATAACACTACAATGAATACAATAGACCTCTCAAATGAGGATAATGTTGCAGATGTATATATTCCAATCTTTATCAAAGATGCAACAGACCTAGCAAAAGTTACGTCAGTAACCCTTACTTGGGGAAATGACCTTACAACAAATTATTGGATAGGGGTAGCACAAACAGCACAAGCAGATGGCACAGCTTTCAGAGTAGGGTGGAATACAATTAAAGTACCTTGGAGTACTGCATCAGAAACAGGGACAGTAGTTCCTTCCACAATAAACTCAGCAAAAATTACCTTTACGATAACTGGTGCAATCACACAATTGAGAGTAGACAACATCATATTTTCTATCGGATACCCATTTGATATTAAATACTACAGTAAGTACCTATTCCAGACCTCAGCAGGAGTATGGATTTCACAACCAACAACATCTACCGATGTGTGTGTTCTTGATAACGATGCTTTCAACATCTTTTTGTATGAGTGCTTGGATGAAGCAGCACACCAAGTAGAAGGAGAGGACAGTAACTTTGATATGCGACAAGCATCAAAAAAGCTATGGGGTGACTCACAGGCTATTGACCCACTAGGAAGAAATGGACTGTACGCTAAATATCGAGTAGAACACCCTTCTCAGAAAGTAAAGATAGTAGGAAACTATGGTGGTACACCACGTTACCGTAATAGTCTTAGGGGATATTAAATATGGCAAAAAACTTTGACCTTACAGAAGAAACACTCGGATACTTCACAGGAGAAGATGCTACAAACACAGATAAACGAAATCTTGTGGCTGGTTCTCGTAACATGATTATTGATGAGAAACGTAAGGTTAAAACTCGTAATGGTAATACTCGTCTTGGTGCAGCAGATGTAACGATAGCTCCTACAATGAACGCTACAACTTGGAATACTTCTACTGATACAGAATTAATGGTTAAGGTAGCAAACAGTATTTTACAGGTATGGCTGGACGAAGTAGACGGTATCACCATTGACGCATGGACTAATATCCTCACAGGTATTACTGCATCAGTTATTCCACGATTTACTGCAATCTACGATGATGATGAAGCGATTGACCTTCTACAGTTTGTACTTGGTAATGCAAACCAGTATGAATGGAGTGGAGCTACAACAACTATTGCTTCTTCTACTTCAAATACACTAACAAAAAATGGTACTGATACATGGGCTAGAGCAAGGTTTTATGCAAGTGGAAATAAAACCGTATTGATTAACGGTACTGAATATACTTATTCAGGTGGCGAGTCTACCACAACCCTTACTGGAGTATCTCCAGACCCTACAGGGGAGGCTGATGACTCAGTGGTGCTACAAAAGGTAGTCACACATAGCAATAAACCAGCTTCAGGACGTATTAATCACACTATTGGACAATACCAGAACCATGTTCTTGTAGGCTCAGATAATGATGATTTAATCTATGTGTCAAGTAATGACAATCATACAAGCTACAGTCAATCTTCTCCTAGAGTTCCAGGGGAAGGAGCACTACTGACACTTGATGGTACGTGTAAAGGCTTTGGTATTTTATCTGAACGTCTTATTATCTTTGCTGGACTTAGTTCTGCATACTCAGCAGAGTTCTTTGAAATACTTATCGGGTCAGCTTTGACTGAAACTTTTAAGGTTAAGAAATACTATGTAGGTGAACTACAAGGACCACAGAATCCAGAAACCATTATTGCTAATGGTAACTCTATTATTTATCTTTCAAATGAACCAGCAGTACGTGAAATAAATTCACTAGAACAACAGCAAGGTGGTGCAGAGCCTAGAACACTGTCTAACCCAATCAAGCCTGATATTGATGCAGAAGATTGGACTAATGCTTGTGCTGTCTGGTATAGAAATGGCTATCACCTATCAGCCCCAGTAAACGGTAGGTTATATATCCTACAATACAAAGAAGATGCAGACGGAAAACTACGAAGATTCTGGCAAACACCTCAGACAATGTTTGTACGCCCTATGACTCCATTCAAAGGAAAACTGTATGGACACTCAGCATCAGTACCAGAATCATTCTATATGTTTGACCCTGATGCTTTTTCAGATATTAACTCAGCAGACGAGAAGACTGCTATACATTGTAGAGCACAATTTGCCTATCAGAACATGGGTAAGCGAGCAGTATTAAAGAACTTTGACGAATACTTTGTTGAAGGGGAAATTAGTCCTGCAACAATTTTAAGTACTATTATCAATTATGGTTTTGGTGGGTCTATTCAATCTCTTGAGAAATTCATAGATGGAAGTGATACCAATATCCTAGAAGAAACACTTGCAAATGTATCATTAGCACAACAACCACTAGGTGCAAGTCCTTTAGGTGGTGCTATATCGGCTCCAGATAGCACGGCTAAGTTCCATGCTATTATAGAGTTAGCAAAGGAAGACTTTTTTGAGATGCAAGCGGTGTTTGAGACAAATGATATTGATAAATACTGGGCAGTACTAGCTCATGGACCAAACTCACAACTATCAACTCGACAACCTATATTAAACAAAATATGAAATTAAAATCAAAACTTACAATCGGAATTACCTTACTTGCAGTAGTTTTAGGAGCAGGAATGATATTCCAATCATACCAATCTCCAGCAGTAGGAGCTGCAACTCAATTAGTAGCAGGACAGACATTCTTTCTTGCAGGTTCAGGTATTTCATCAACCGCAACATCTTTTACACTAACGTCTTTCACTATCCCACAAAATAGCTACGCTATTCTTGATGGTGATGTATCAGAAACTTTTTACGTCACGCTAGAGCCAGGAAGTAGACAACGACAGGAGATTGCTTCTTGTACAACAGTAGTCCAAAACGCAGGAGGTACAGCTACTATTTCAGGCTGTGTCAGAGGTCTTTCACCTATTTCTCCATACGGAGCAGATGCTACTTTACGGTTTGCTCACTCAGGAGGTACTTCAGTTATTCTTTCAGACCCTCCACAAGTATTTGAACAATTTAGTGCAAAAGGAAATGATGAGACTATTACAGGCTCATGGACAGTACCTACACCTACAGCAGCAGGACAGATTGCTTCAAAGAGTTATGTTGATGGAATTGTAAACGGAGGTGATTTAACTCTTGACGGTATTGCTCTAGGAGCTACAGCAGGTGAAACATTTGCTACAGGTACGATTGTCTACTTTGATACCGTGACTGCTAAGGAATGGATGAAAGCAGATGCTTCTGTAGCTGCCTCATCAACAGGAGTACAGCTTGGTATTGCCCAAGGAGCTGGTTCAAATGGTGTTGCTATTGCAGGAGGTGTACTCACAAGAGGATATGACACTACCCAAACAGGTATGACCATAGGACAGGAGCTATTCCTATCAGACACAGCAGGAGCTACCTCAACAAGTGCGGGTACAATAGGAGTTAAGCTAGGTATCTCACGTACAGCAACAGCTTTCTACTTTGACCCTATTTACGGAAATATAGCAGGACTTACTTATGACAATACCTTTACAGGGACTAATATCTTTACAGGAGATGTTACGGGTACAACAAAAACAGATGTCGTTACATTTACATCTTCAGGAACTTGGACAAAAGATGCTAACTTAAATCGTATTGAAGTAGAAGTGTGGGGAGCAGGTGCTTCTGGTGGTAAAGGTAGGGTTAATGAGCCAGGAGGAGCTGGTGGTGGAGGCGGTTATGTTCAAACAACATTTTTGGCTGCAACACTGGGTGCAACTGAAACAATAACAATAGGTGCAGGAGGCTCATCTCAAACTTCAGAAACCTCAAATGGTTCAGGAGGAGGATATACAACATTTGGTTCTTTAGTGACAGCTTATGGAGGAAGTAGAGGTGGAGGTGCATCACAGGAAGGTGCTGGCGGAGGAGGTGG